AGCTTTGGAAAAAGGGTGTGACTCCGTCTTGAACTCCTTACGGAGTCCAGACTGCAGTGACACAGCAGTGAGTGACATAGGGGAAGCGCCAAAGAACTCCAAGTCTTCCAAGTGCACAAACAAGTGATAGGTCGGTGGTCCCATGCCTTCCACTGAAGGAATGCGCGTCAAATTTGAAATCCCTACCCTGCCATAAGGTCCGCCAGTCGCAATTGCAATAGGCATGAACTCATGGGCATATAAAAAAGGCACCCTGAGTTGCACCATGGTTTCAGAAATAAGGTCCAACCGTACATGGGGCAGGTTAGTGAACCTATCAACAGAGTGCACCGCGTTGTTAAGCGAGGTTTCCCCGTATTGAAAGGCCATAGCCAGAACCCCCTGATGAAATGGCGTGGCTGCGACCTGTAGTGTAAAGACCATTGTGTATCTCATCCCATAAGCCCCAAGAACGCGGTCAGCAAAACGAGGAAAAATAGAAGAAAGAGCCGTAACTTCCTTGGAATACGTAACAGATCTGTTGGTAGATATAGTTGATCTGTTCAAGGACACGGGCCGAGAAAAATAAGAATTGAGGTCCTGTAACTCAGCATTCTTCTCCATCACGGCGTAAGAGCCATCTGGAGCAGAAACTGCGGTACAAGCCTCTTGAACAAAAGAAGTGACGCCGGTCTCTTCATGACCGTTGACACCAAGAGATTCTATCTGAGAACAAACCTTGAGGTCATCACGCAAGTTATTTACATTGTCATTTGTGGTAGCAAGACTACATACGAGCATAGACTGTCTCAGGCCCACGCAAGTCATCCAATTCTCTGGCTTAGCCGGCCTGAGTAGTAAGGGACAAAGCCCACGGCACCAGCTAATGAAGCCCTGTCCACCGCACCTAGTCTAGGATGAAAGTATTTGAACATAGGTGGGTGCGTATTTGCTCCATTAGTACCAGTTGTCCTTCCTGGACGTAACTAGCATCTGGTATGAGTCCCTGTCAGGCGGGCACTTAGACACAAGGCCTCGCTCTGACATTGCCTCAAGAATTTTCCAAGCCGTACTGCCCCATACTTCTTTGGGGTGTAGGCTCAACTCTTCGAGTGCCATTTCCAGGACGTCCTCGATTATCTCTTCCTTCTTCTTCTGGTTTTTACACCAGTAGCTGGTAAAGAGGAAGCTCTCAAGTTCGAGAGGGCATAACCAGCGGTCTTGTTCGAGGAGAAAGCCCCTTTTCAGGAAGCCCACCTCGGGTAGGGTCTTAACCAAACCCAGCTCGCCAGTCTTATCACTGGACGTGTAAGTGACCTCAAACAGCCTCTTAATCGCCTGGGCAACGCTCGTCTGGTTGAAAACGGTGACAAGCTTGTCGTCAACATTTGCCACATTGTCATCTCCGTAAACGACAGCATAGACGTTGTCCCAGAAATTTGTGAGATCTCCGGTACAGTGAATGTAAGCCGAAACGAGCATGAAAAGTGAGTAAATGGAGTTAATGATAGTCGTGAAGGGATGACCACTAGGAAGTGACTTTGCCCACTGGTAAATGTGGCTCTGGTCAAAACCAGTGCCCCCAATGTGGCGTGAGTG